TCGCTTGTCACGGCGCTGGCGAACATCCCGCGCGTCAGCGGTCGTCCGGTGTTCGTCTACCAGAACTACGGAGACATGATGTGGCTGTGGGGAGAGACGATCAAGCGCGCGAAGATCCAGCGCCTGACGCCGCACTGCTGCCGCCATGGCTTCGCTACCGAGCTGCTGCGGGCTGGCGTCGATGTCGTCACGGTCGCCTGGCTGGGAGGATGGAGTTCGCCGGCTGAGGTGTTCAAGACCTACGGGCACGCACTCAAAGACCGGACGCTTACGAACGTCCTGGCTGGCACAAAATTGACACAGCCGATCGAGGAAGTGGTGAAAGCGTTGGAAAATACTGCATAATTTGACTTAACCAGCTTCCCACTGTTTGAACAGGGTTAAAATCGGTAGGCTCGAAATTCCCCTTATTTGCAGGAGCTTTAGGAAAATGAGCGATCTGGAAAACGACCAAACTGCCGTGAACGATCAGCGAACTCAGGCCGACTCTGGCACAAAATTGACACAGCCCCGTTCCGCCTTTGATCTGGAGGACGCGCGCCGCAACCTGATCGCCATGCGCGTCCGGTTCGGCGCCAACACGCCCAAGGGGCACGCCTGCTCGAACCTCATTGAGCAGGTCAAGAACATGGCCGGCGCGACCGGAGATCAGAAGGCCAGCCTGCACAAGTCCATCAGCAAGTCGATCGCGAAACTTAACGCCGCATAGGGCGGCAGGAGGATGACGATGGAGAGCGTTGAGCAACTTCAAAAAATAGCCGGCGAGGCCCAGGACAAGCTCTGGCAAATACAAGCCAACGAGCGCCGTAAGGCCAACGGTTCTAAGGTCGGGAAGACCTTCCGAACGAGGAACAGCTATTCGTGCCCCGAGAAGCCTTCGGACTATTGGTGGCTTTGGGCCAAGGTGACGCGGATGGACGACGGCGGAATGCTCTACGCCACCACGTTCCAAGTGGATAGGTACGGCTCGATCGACATTAAGCGCGATCAGTGCATCCACCACGCGCAATGCTACACCCAATGCCCCGCGGCCGAGTTCAACCGGGCTTGGAAGGCCCTGCTGAGGTTGGTCAACAGCACTCTTCAGTAGGCACAGGGAGACTGCGGCATGGGTTGCTTACCAGAATTCAAGGCGGGACGCGCGGAGGTCTGCACGATCGACCGCGTTACTGACCAAGGCGCCGGCCAAGAATATTTCGTCCGCCTGCCGGATGGCTATTTGCTGGCCTGCGGAAGCTACAAGGGAGCCGACAAGCGCGCTGATGCCATCGCCGGCCTCGTCAACGTCGTGATGCGCTGGGAGGGCGCTTGGCCGCCGATAGGCGTCATGGAAGCGGTTGTCGAGAACAACCTGATAGATGTGCTTCGAGATCGCATGGCCCGAGGCGAGCCGGTTCCTGACCTCACCTTCCATGTCTCGAATGGAGAGCGCTGAACCCAGATGCGCGTGATCCGTCGAAAGGGTTTCGGAGCAAGGGTCGAGGTGGCAGGAACGCCGCCCGATAGAAAGCGCCCCACGTTGCCTGCCGCGGCAATTGAGGAGATCAGCCGCACGCTAGAAGAACCGGCCGCGGTGATACTTGCGAGGCTACTTGAGCGCCGCATAGGGCGTGGTGGCGGGTTGCGCGACCCTCGCCCCGGCTTCTCACGGGATCGCTACCACACGTTCGCAGTCGATAGGTATGTCGAGGGCTGGATAAAGAAACAAGCGGATGAGCGCGGCCTTGCCCGCGGGGCGTTCATCGGAATGCTTCTAGAAGCTGCAACAGAAATGACCGCCGACGATCTTGATGATCTGCTGGCGGGTGACCGATCCTGACCGAATATCGAGGAACCCCCATGCGAACAGACCCTTACCAGGCCCGCGCCCGTGAGCTTTGCCTTGCTGCCGGCATAGAGCCTGACAGCCGTATCGGCGAGGGCCGCGGACAGCCTGCGTGGTGCACGTTCCGGGATGAGGCAAGGAAAGAGCACGTCGCGGCGGAACAGGCATCAGTTGCCGCGGAGATGGCGGCAAACACTATCGCGCCACAGGCCCCGGAATATCAGAACAGCCCGCTAAAGGTCTTTGGCGACCACGACGGGAACACACTTGCCCAGATGCGCAATTGCATGTCGATAGGCAACGCCGTGGCCGGCGTGATCTGCGCTGACGGTCATCTTGGCTATGCGCAGCCAGTCGGCGGTGTAATTGCCTATGAGGGCCAGATCAGCATTTCCGGGGTCGGCTTTGACATCGGTTGCGGCAATATGGCCGTGCGCCTGGATACTCCGTTCGCCGACATTCAGCCCCGTCTTGGCGAGATTATCAAGGACGTGCACAAGGTCATTTCGTTCGGCGTCGGGCGGACCAATGACGAGCGTGTCGAGCATGAGCTATTCGACGATTCGGATGCTTGGCGGGAGGCCGACCGCGAGGATTATCGCCAGAAGGCCGTGACCCAGCTCGGCACCGTAGGATCAGGCAACCATTACGTTGACCTGATGCGCGACGAGTCCGGCTTTGTCTGGATAGGCGTGCACTTCGGTTCGCGCGGCCTGGGGCATTCTAGCGCGACCAAATACCTCAAGGCGGCCGGCGGCAAGGACGGCATGAACGTCCCGCCCGCCGTGATCGACGAGGATTCCGAGATCGGCCGCCGCTACATTGCCGCCATGGAATTGGCGGGGCGATACTCCTACGCCGGCCGAGAATGGGTCGTGGAGCGCGTCCGCAAGATCATCGGCGGCAGCGTGACGGATATGGTGCACAACCATCATAACTACGCCTGGCGCGAGAACCACGGCGGGAAAGACCTGTGGGTTGTCCGCAAGGGCGCCACGCCTGCCTTCCCCGGCCAGCGAGGTTTCGTTGGCGGCTCGATGGGCGATGACGCTGTGATTATCGAGGGCGTCGATAGCGAGGAAGCGAAGGCGTCGCTCTATTCGACCATTCACGGCGCTGGCCGGCTGTTTGGCCGCAAGGAGGCCAAGCGTCGTTTTGACCGCAAGACGATGGACGGCTGGTTGCAAGACCGCGGCGTCACGCTAATCGGCGGCGATCTGGACGAAAGCCCGATGGCATACAGGCGCCTGCCTGACGTGCTGGCGCATCATTCGGGGTCGACTAAGGTTCTGCATACGCTGCGGCCGTTCGCCGTCGCTATGGCGGGAGAAAACGAGTTTGACCCGTTCAAGGATTAACTGTGTGTGGCGCAGTCCGGTAGCGCACATGATTTGGAATCATGGGGTCGCAGGTTCGAATCCTGCCACACAGACCACTTACACGCTCTTGAGCAGGGATTGACCATGATAGACTTGAATGAAATTGCTAAGCACTGCGAGGAAGCCGCTGGCCCCGATCGCTCCATCGATGGCATGATAGCGATTGCCGTGGGTGCCACGATGCCAGACGATCCTGCCGGCTGGCCGCCTAGGTACACCGCATCGATCGACGCCGCGCTGACGCTGGTGCCGAAGGGCTTTGCAAGTGCAGTTGGCACGATGGCCTTTGAAGGGTCCCTCTCTAAGCCTTGGGGTTGCTATTGGGAGCCGAACGGCACGCCGCACACTTTTGAAGCCGCAACACCGGCCCTTGCCCTTTGCGCCGCCGCACTACGCGCCGCGCCCGCTCAGTCGTAAACAGGCACAGCTAATGCTCGCACAGATAAAATCACCCTACTTCACTGCCGGACTCGTCTTGGTTGAAGATATCGTGACGGAAGCGGCCCCGATCCTGAAGTTCATGATCGGATGGGGACGGGCTGGCGTGCGAGGTTACTGTCGGGGCCATGGCTGGGAAGTTAAAATCGTTCAACAGCAACCGCAGTCCTAAGCGAACATCGGGGCCATGCGCGCAATAGACAGGACGACAAAACTATTTGTGGCCTCAGTGAAGGAGGCGCTGCCGAATACGGGCATCCAAGTGCAGCGATCGACCGCCGCTCATGGCCGCTCCAATTACGTCTACATCATCCTAGGTGGAGGCCGGCGCAGCCTGAAGGTTCGCATCTCGGACCACGCAGTGGGGATGCGAAGGGCTCTCTATGGCCAAGAGGACTTGTTTGTCCACCATCTCGCAAAGCCGTCGAGCTGGGCGGTTTGGGTCAGCCGATTGCCGCAGTTCCTCACTGCTGGCCAATCTGCGCACGACTCCTGAAACAAAAAAAGCCCGACCACCTTTCGGCAGCCGGGCTCAAGTCTGGGAGGGCGCTAAACAGCGCAGTCCTACCGAGCAAGGAAACGGGAGCCCGGTAGTTTGAACGGCTACTCAGCCGAATTCAATTGAACCACCACGCAAGCCAGAGGACAGCAACGCCAATCCAGGCAATGATGATCGATCCGAGGCCGAAGAACTCCCCCTGTGACGACCGCATTCCATTGGCGAACAGAACAACAGCGGTCCAGAGGACAGCCAAGGCGGTTCCGAGGCCGGCGAAGATGATCACCGTATCCACTCCTTCGCCCTCGGATTACAAGGGTCAGGTTTCCCGGCTTCGTAAGCCTCGCTCATGGCTTGATATCGGCCGGCGCCCTTGCACTGCTCTTTCCATTGCTTCAGCCTGTGGCGGTCCAGATAGGCTTTGGAGTACGTTCCAAAGACAGGATTTGGTCCGGGGTGATAATCCGCCCGCGCCATTCGTCCCGTGGTCCATATTGCTATCAGGATGACGGCGACGAACGTCAGGATTGGCCAGACTTTGGCGGCCTGCGCAGGTGACTTAAACATGGATGACGAAGCCGAAAACTTTCCAACCAATCAGAAACAGCAGAACGAACAACAGCAAATCCGCTCCCCAGCCGAACCCTCCAGCGTTCCATGGGCGACCCCACCCCCAGCCGAAAAGCCAGAGGATCATCAACAGCCAGAATATGAAACCGATCGACATAGCTAGTCTCCTTCTTCAATTGTAATGCGATACGATTTGCCCCGCGCGAAGGCCTCGCGGTCCTTCAGCACGTTCATGAAAATCTGTTCCTCGGGGAAGTTCGGAGACTTCTGCCAGGTGATGGTGACCTTGACCAATCTTCCGAATGGCACGGCGGCCTGACATTGAGCTTTAACGAACATGTCCGGGCCGCTTGCGAAGCGCGACGAACACCAGAATGGATGTCATCGCGAGCCCGAGTATCACAGTGATGGCCTGCCAGAGCTGGGCAGAGCCTTCAGCACGGCTCACGATTTGGACAATGCGGGCTTCAAGGTCGGAGACCTTGGCTTCCACTCCCTTGATCCGGACATCTACTTCAGCGCGCGGCGCCAGCGTGCCTTGCTGATCTTTCAGCGTGGCGCGAAACTCGTTGACACTATCGAACCGCTTCTCGGCTGCGCTCTCGGCCTTTGCCACCGCTTCCTTTGCGGCGGCAAGGGCTGCGGCGACGGCCTTTTCCTGAGCGTCAAAACGCTGGTTGTTCGCAGTCGATCGCTCGTTGAGGATAGAGAGCAATTCCCGCGGCGTGGGGTCTGCGGCCTGACCAAACGCCGGACTCGCGACAAGCGTGAAGATTACCAGCCAGAATTTCATGATGCCCCCGTAGGGGCGATGCCCCATTACCTCGTTGTCTTGTTGCTGCGTTCCCGAAGATCCTGCGCAGTCAGCAGGGCCTTGATATCGATGATGCCGGCCTTGACGCCTTCCAGCTTTTCTTCCACGCGTGTCAGCCGTTCGCCTTGGCTCGCGGATTGCGGACCGGCGGCAGCGCTTGCCTTCTCGAGGATTTCGATCCTGGAATCCGCCTTTGAGGCCCACCAAGCCGCTGTCAGGGCCTGCCCCGAGAACAGCAAAATGAGCGTCACGATCAGGGCAATCGGAACTTTCTTGTCCCAATGCCAGCTTGCATAGCTTTGATCGATAACGGTTTCTGGCCTTCGCTTCGTCATTGCGGGTTCCGTCACTGAAATATGCGCGACGGAGGATAGAAACCTGTGATTGAATGTCGGGTAGCTTTCATTGGAAATCACCTTTTCCGGTGGGAGTCAGGTCCGGCTTGCCGGTTCGTGCCAGCAAGTCGGGCCGCCTGTTACTTCCTCAGTGCGTCCGCCTTGGCGTGGAGTTTCGCGGACAGTGCATTGGCGCCAATGACGAGCTTCTGAATGTCATCCTTGTAAAACCAGATCAGTGCACCACCGGCCGCGAAGCAGGCAATGTCTCCGAGAATAACGAGCAAGGTCATTTTGTAGTTCCCTTCTGTGTTACCGCGAGTGTCGCCGCCATACGCTGGTTGCCGCGCATCATCATGCGGTCACCGAACCAGAAGCCCATGATCGCGCCGAAGATGCCGGCGGTTTCATCGCTCCAGAGCAACTTCACGAGTTGTCCGAGGTCATAACCGCTGTTCACCGCGTAGATAAAAAGTCCGGCTTCTAAAAGAATCCACATATGGAAGAATACCAAGGTGATGTAGGGGCGCACAAATATGGCCAGCGCGTCCACAAAACGGTTGCCACTAAGGCCGCTTGCAAAAGCATAAATATGGTCTGCCTGTCGAATATCAGCCTGAGCATTTGCAAGATCAATCTGTAACGCGCCGCCTTCCTTAGCAGCCTGTAACTGGAGCTGGGCCATGGCAAGAGCATGGGCGTTGGTCTCCTTCAGACTGAGCCATTGCATGAGAGCCGGCGCAAATCCGGCTAGTGCTCCAAGTACCGCGATGATTCCGGTGATCATGATTTCTTCGCCATATCCTGGATCGTTTCGTCCTTTGCGGTCGATGACGACGACGAGCCAATCCAATAACTGACAACAGAAGTAAAGTTTGTTGCCAGCGTGCCGAGCAAGATCGACAGAATTTCAGGAACGGCAGAGCCACTTATTTTTTGAGTGAGATAGAGAAGTGTAATGCCGACAAACCCCATGACGACGACCGTTGAAACAATTACCCTGCCCCAATTGCTAATCCCCACCATTCAATGAACCTTTGGTTTGAAGAGATCGACGACGCGACCCCAGAAGGTCGGGGCGAGATTAGCGCGTGCTTTGGAGCCCGGAGGCGGCAGGATGATTTCCGGCGGCACGGGCATGGTTGCCAGCGTCTTGCCTTCCTTCAATGCCGCTTCGATAGCTGCGAGCGTGGCGGGGCCGACAAGGCCATCTACGACAAGCCCGCGCTCCAACTGGAAAGACCGAACTGCGTTGCGTGTTGCGGGACCGACCGAGCCATCAACCACCAGAGGCGGCTTGGCGCCCAGCTTGTTCAGCGAGGTTTGCAACCATGCGCCGTCCCTGATATCGACGGGCGGCGGGGGTAGTATCGGACCCTTGGCGTCACCAAACTTGATCGATGGGTCAAGCACCATCATGGCAAGGATCAGGCCCGCACATCCCGGCTGGGTATCGATCGCATCGGGATCGTAAGCGCCATCCCTGATGTACTTGCCGGAACTATATTGATTGGTGCCCGCCCAAACGTAGGGTGATGGTCTGCCGCGCTTGTAATAACCGAGGCCGTTATATTCCTCCAACCTCGTGAGCGTCCCGGCGTCCGACCAATCCTTGTTCCTTGCCAGCCACGGACCACAACTCACCAAAGCGTCAATGGCGGCTTCTTCCCAGCTATTGAACGGCCCTCGCCCCGCCGGCACATGTACCGAAACCCGGTTCCACGGATCGCCTTGAGCAAGTGACCCGCCCCAGCTCTGCGAACTCTCCCGCATGTGGATTACGGCAATGACGAACCAGGGAACGCCGGTCTTGGACTCCACCGCCTGATAGCGCGCCTTTGCTGCCACAAGCCGCTTTGCGGTTGCCGTTACGTCACGGGTGACCTTGGCGGCATTCCAGCGTTTCGCATTCGCTGCCTTTAACGGCGCGGTATCGACCATGTTCTGTTCTCTTGTTGGAGAGGGGTTGGAGTGGTAGAAAGCTCGCCTGTTACGGGAGGGAAAACCCCCATGATCGCAAGGCGGGATGTCTGGCTGGTCGGCTCGGTTAGTCTGATAGCGTTCCTGGTGGCGCTGGCGCTTTCTCAATGGTCGCCGTGCGCTCTCAACGGAATATTCATGCGATGGTGCTGAGTGACCGGCTTTATGCCGGCATCATCGTTGCGATAGCTTCCGGCGCTGCTATTCTGGCGGTTGGCCTGTTCGTTCGTGACCTGATGTCCGGCGCGTTCGGATGAAGCCATTACCGCTGGGCGCGCTCCTTGTCGGATTGATCGTCGGCTTCCATCTGACCGCGGTCTAATATTCGGAGAAACTCAATGCGATTTCTACTGGCGCTGGTCGCAAGCCCACTGATGTACGTCGCCCTTTGGCTGCAAATGCGCGGTCAAAAGCTGATGACCGCAAGCGAAGTGCTGCGGCTGTTCGATGGTATGCCGCCGCAAGAGGTGTTCGATCTTTTCCGGAAATTGCCGACGAGTGCGACTAGAGAACAGCTCATACAAGCTTTACGAGAAATCGCCAACCGTAACGCGATGGGTGCCACGTTTGCGTCACGCACCTAAGGCGAGAGCCGCAGCCGCATTGCGCGCCGCGATATTGGCGTGAGACGCCACAAGTTCCGCTATCGTGGAATCCCGCAAAGCAATTGTTTGGTTTGCTTCTTCCAATGCGGACTTAGCCTCCGCTAGCACACTTTGGACCTGCACAAGCTCCCGACGCGTTGCCGCGATCGTATCGGTCATTTCATGGATCTGCTGCAAGAGGTCAGCATGCGGCAGGATATGAGCGATTTCCTCCGGTTTGATGTTCTCCTGATCGCCCGTGGCGCGCGGTGCAATCTCGGCACCGTCCTCCATGATGGCGAACGTGGTTTGTTTCCACGCGTGAGTTGGTTCACCGTTGCTATCAATCGAGATCGTAACGAGCGTCTGAACAGGCATTCTCTCAATGGTCATTTTTCGTCTTCCTTAGTTTGAGCTTTCCAAAATCCATCGACTGTCAGTCGCGTCATAGCTAAAGGTGGCCGCTGAAGTTGCCGTAGCGCGGAGCACGACATTGCCGCCAGTCAGGGTTTTGATACGGTTGCCTGCGGTTGAGGAAGCGTCCTCGTTGACGATCGTCATGGTCTGCGCGACCGTGTTGTAGATGGTGAGGCGCTGACCTTCGACGCCGCCGGTAAATCCACCCGCGCTGAATGCGCCGGTCGGACCAGTCAGCCGCACGATCGCATTCGCTGGAATAGCGATATCGGAATTGAGACCATTAACGACTGCCTTGGTGCCGCGGATCGTGATCAGCTTGCCGGCGATACTGGCGAGGCCACCAGCATAAATGTTTTCGGTTAATCCAAGGCTGGTCGCCGTTATAGATGCGGCTGTCGTAGATGTTCCAGCAAGGCCAGAGCCGAATGCAACGGAATCGTTCGTTCGATTTAGTTTTATCGTCCTGATCGCAGTGCCCGGATTGTAATATTCCAGGTCGGAGCTTGTGCCGGAGCCTTCGATCGCGGACACATGCCCAAAGAACCACGAGTCGGTGCCAAGGTTCTTGGTGAACAGCATCAGCGCGCCCTGCGCTGCCGCATTCGCACCATTGATATTTATGCGGCCGTTAAGCGCGCCAGTACCGCCGGGCCCAACAGTGACGGTGCTTCCATCGGCGCCAAGAGATGCAACACTCGTCACACTGAGATTGGCAAGGACGGGCGTCCCGGCGGCCATCACGAATTGCGAACCCGTGCCGGTTTGCGATGCTACCGCCGTAGCATTACCGACTGAAGTAATCGGGCCGGTCAGGTTGGCATTGGTGGCGTCATTACCATTCAGCTTCTGAATGGCCTGTAAAATAGTATCCGTCGCCGCAACCGTTCCGGCTCCCGAGGTGTATCCGGTCAGCACCTTGGCAATCACCGCTGAATTTGTCAGGGTGACAGCAACAGCGCCTGCGCTGGTCGTCGCCTCTCCGGTCAATGCGGGCATTTGAGATGCCGCCACGCTGCCGGAAATATCGGTGAACGCAGGCTGTGCCCAAGCCGGGTTGTTCGAAGTGCCGGAGTTTTTCAGGAACTGGCTTGCGCTTGCCGACTTGGCGAGGGCCGATATGACGCCGGCCACCGATCCATACCAGAGATCGCCTTGAACGATGGCAGGCAGAGACGCGGCACCTCCAAAGAGAACATCGCCGGCAAATCGAACCGTTCGGTCCGCGTCGATCACACCCAAGGTGAGATTGCGCCCTGCCGTGAGGTTTTCGACGTTGCGCAGCGTCAGATCAAACGCGCCTGACCCGACTGAGCGAATGCCGAGCCCGGTTAATGCTGTAGCTGTGCCGCCAACAACATTTGGCGCTGCCAGTTTTGCCGTCGCAATACCGTCCGGCCGAATGACGCTGGTTTCCGTTCCCGCGTCCGTGAAGGCCGTCAGAATCTGCGGATACCAGAACGCATTGCCGGTCGCGCCCGACTGCACGGACATCGACTGATATTTGCCAGAGATGAAAAGATTGCGGCTGCCGGATAGAAACTGTCCGCTCGTGGTGCCAGCGCCTGAGCAGCCAATAAAGGTATTGTGATCGCCTAGGATCAACCAGTCCTGTTGCGTCCCATTAACCTCAACATCAATACCGATAAATGTATTCCGGCTACAGCCGGCACTCAGGCCAATGCCGCCTGCAAGACAACTCTCAACCACTCCACCATTGAACAGATTGCCAATGCAGGAAACTAGAGAAACGCCTACTGTAGACGACGCGACATTGCCGACAAACTCAACCATCATGTGATCGAACATGCAGGCCGCGAGAGATGTAGCGCGAATGCCGTACAGCGGGACAGTCGTAAAGGTGCCGCTTACGTTGGTCGTAATATGAACATCGAATTTGGTTTCAACGGCGCTGGCACCGACGATGCCGGTATCCTGGCAGAGCAGAATAGCATTCGTGGCGTTCTTGCCGGCGATCTTCATTTCGCCGAAATGCCAGTTGTCCACCAGAACTAGATTCGTGGTATTGGCGTTGCCTTCAAGCAGGAAACGATTTGGTCCGCCAAAGACACCGCCGGCCGCACCTTGCGAGGCGGGATAATTTCCAATGCCGTTGAAACTGACACCGACGCCGGTCCCGGTATGCTTGATCGTGACATTGGCCCCGAGCGCGAGAACCCTGAATTTTTCATACCCAAGCTCAAGCGTTGAACCAATGCAGTACGTTCCATCAGGGAAGCCAAGGGATTTCCCCGCCGCTCTTGCGGCAGTGACCGCGATGACTATTTTTGCGTAATCATTAGTCGAGCCATCTCCGGTGACACCAAAATCCTTGACGCTGAGAATCTGCTTGTCCTTGTCATTAAAGGAATAAGGAACCGCACCAGTTCCGTCTTGCAGAAAATTGATCGGAGAATACAGCGGGTCAAACGACTCCGTTAACGCATCAACATCAAGGCTGAACTCATAGTTGCCGCCCGTCCTATCAATCAGGATGGGGCTATCAGCGCTTACGCTCGCCGGAAACTTCGGCAACACTTTCAGCTTGAGCGTTGGCCGCTTCTGGATTTTGACCTTGATCGTTGGAACGGTCATAGCGAGGCCACCCCGTCATAGATCGTCACGGTACCGGACAGGATTTGGTTGGTCTCATCGTTCAGCCGGTAGATCATGCCGATCTTGTAGGAGCCCGGACAAACAGCGTTCATGTCTTCATCATCAAACAGCACCGATAGTGTTGTGGTTGAAATGGTAATGCCGTCGTCAACTGTCGCTGAAAGCACTTCGCAGCCATTCTGGTCCTTGACCATGAACGCGACTTCAGACCCCGTGAAGTCGATGGCATCGCCCGTCTCGGCATCGGTTGCCGTCACGTCGAAGGCCCAATCGGCTGCGTTGGATTGGTCAAACGATGTTGAGAATGCCATGTGCTACAACTTGATGTAGACGGTTGCGAGCATCATCGGAGACGCAACAGCAACTGGCATGCTAGTGCCGCCTTGTGCCGTTCCCGTCAGCGTTCCGGTGGAGGTGACCGCTCCCATGGTAATGGTAGCGCCAGGGGGGAAAACACCCTGCGCACCTCCCGGCACACTCGCCGAGTCGATGCTACCGGAGTTGGAAACGAACCTGTTGGTTGTCGAAGTCACAGAAACTGAACCCGCAGGCGTGTACGGCGGAAGATTGCCGGTAACGAGTACCTTGCTTTCCGCGCCGCCCGCCGCACCAAGAGCGGTTGCCGCCGTACCGAAATACGTTGCCGTTAACCGCCCCGCTGCGCTGTTGCCCATGTCGTCGAGCGCCGCAAGCGCGCGGCCTCGCCAATCAGGAAGGGCAATGTTCTTGTTCGCTACCCAATCTGCGTTGGCTGATGCGCCCCGCCCGGTCGAAACCGACAGATTGGCATCCTCCGTCCAAAGGTATTCAAACAGCGTCTGACAATCCGAGTTTGCTCGCTCGCTGGCACTGGATGTGGCGCTGCCGATCGTGCGCCCATTTGCTCTGACAAAGCCCGTGAGCGCGCCCGTGCCGTACCGGACCTTGAGATCACCAGTCGCGAGGATTGTCGTCGCATCGACCGAGGGAGCTGCGCCAACGCCCGCTGTAGGCCCCATGACAAGGACATAATCGGCCGCGCGCTGGGTTACGCCATCGGCGTTTGCCAGCCGATATTTGATGTAGCCGTCGGCAAAGAACAGTTGTTCGACATTGCCGCCCGAATCCAGGGTCATGGGATTCGGCCACGGGATGGTCAGGCTGATGTCCTGATAGGCGTTCTGCGGCGTGGTGGTGCCGGCCTCATAAAAGTAGAGCAGTCCCCCGTCCAGCGGTTCATGGCTGGTTTTGTCGAACTGCTGTGTTAGACTGAGCGAAATTGAACCGGCCATTGAGGCTCCTGAACGTCAAAACCCGCCGGCTAGGGCGGGTCTGGAGTGCTAGATGCATAAGTTGGGTTGGATGTTGTTTCAGGCTGCGGTTGCCGCGCCCGTCTATTACTTCTGCGCTGTTACTCTGGAGGGGCAAGGACTGGCCCCTGCCATGGTTGCGATGCTCGCCGCCCTTCTGGCGACCTTATTTGTTGGCTGGCTTCTCGACTGGACGCGACGCTTCCGAGTACGTCACAAGGCGCACAGCCAGATCAGCCGCCCGCCCCCCATCCCTTGGAGCGCGAGCGATAGCCCGCAGCATCCCCACCGAATTAGGGTCCGTCAGGATCGTCGCAAGCTGACCTAGATTGCTGCCAAGCTTCCATTGATCGTATTTGTCAGCCAGCGGCTTGAGAAAGCCCAAGGGATTTGACGCAACCTTGGCGCCGTCACGCACTAAGCCGCCAGCGCCCTGAGATTTGTTTATCTCTACATTGTAAGCCGTTCGCGAGCCGATGCCCTGCCGCGTCCCCGTAGCCTCCATAACCTCTAGAAGGCGATTGAAGCCCCGCCATCGCTCGGCGCCATGAGGCAGCGCCTCAATGGCGGCTTGGAGGTTTTCACGCTGCTGAGAGTTGCCTGAGATGGCCTTGGCAAACTTCGCCCCGCTGGCTTGATTTGGTCCGGTTTGCAGATCGCGCGCCGCTTCGTTGAATGTGCTTTCAGCGTGGGCGCGGACCAGATCCCTGGCCGCCCGCTCATTGCGATGAGCGAGGGCCGAAACAGTGGTGGAGATTTCCTGTTGACTGTTCGGCAGTGGGTTCTTTGGAAATAGCGCATCAATCGCGTTTTTTGTCGTGGTATCACGGCCCGCAATCTTGCCGATCGGTCCATCAAGTAACGGCTGCAAGTATCGATCACGCGCAAAACTTTCGACGCCCAGCGCTGTTGCATAGTCAGGTGAGGCCGTCTGTCCAATTCGCCGGGCAGCTTCAGCATCCCGCGAGATACCCGCCGCGCGCTGTTGATTACCCTGAATGTTGATCGGACTTCGCTCTGCCCGCGCTGCTTGATCCAGTTGCTTCTTTACTTCATTCAGGAACCCAACGCTGTCATCCGGCAGATGACCAACGTATCGGTTCAATTGTGGATCATTGCGCACAGCATCGCGCGCCTGCGGATAGCCCGGCAAGGCTTCAACCTGACGCATTTCTGCCGGCGTCAGCCGAACACCCTCTGCGTTCCTATAGAACGGCTCCGCAGTGCGGTTTATGGCGCCTCGAACATCATCGATCGTGCCTTCAGCGGCCCTGCCGACAGCCGGCCCAACAGCAGACGGTGCCTGATTAACCGGCGCGATATTGCCCAGCTCTTGCCGAACCGCACCTTGAACCGCTTGCGGACGATCGCCAAAAAATGCCCCCATCTGTCCTTCGGTCTGGGGCGAGGCTTCAAGATGGCGCATCATGTTGGTGAGAACGGGACGACCGGCTACCTGACTGAGTGCTTCGGGCCACGCCAATTGAACGCCGCGCTGTGCTGCATCCTGCATTAAGCGATCGGCCTGAATAACCATCGGCTCAGTGATGCCTTCCGGCAACTGATTTGCAATAGACCGCGATGCGCTGCCCGGACGGGACGCCAGCGCCTGAATGCCGCCACCAGCCAAGGCGCCAAGGAAACGCGCAACGGGTTCGGCTTGAGTACCCTTTGTAAGTTGGCCGGCCGTTTCGCTGGTAACGGCCGGGACAAGCACCCGAGCCCCGCGCGCTATAACACCACCTGGGCCACCGACCGCCGCCGGCAAAAACTCGCCAGCGGTCTGTGCATATTCGCCAGCAACAGTCTTTGGCTTGTAAAATTCTCCGGTTGCGCCCTCGATCTTGCCTTGGATATCCTTGGAACTAGGAGCATTCGCAAGGATCGCTCCTGGGGCGGTAAGCCCCGCGCCTTGCTCAACCAGCTTCTTGAACTCAGCCACCTTCTCAGGGGCAATGCCAAGCTTGCTTGCCGCGAAGTCTACGCCATGCGAAAGCAGTTCGCGAACGTCGCCTGCGGCACCAACCGTTCCGATGCCGCCCTTTACAACACCGATGCCCGCCGACTTTGCAACATCCTCGGCAATACCAGCGGCTTCCGGCCTTGGGGGCTGCGTCGTGCTGCTCTTGAACGATGCCGCAATTTCATCAACAGTCGAGTTTTGCTGATCGGGTGGAAGCTTCAGAAAGCTGTCGTCTACCTTGACCTTGCGGCCTTCGATGTTGAGCGTTGCCACTATTCAACCGTCCATGTCACGCCGGTTGAGGTGCGGTTTCCGCTAGACGACTGAGGCACCGCGCCGCCGGGGAATAGCGGATTCTTGTCGGACCATTCAGCAAGCGCCTGGTCGAAACCCGCGTCAATCCGCCCGCCGTGCGCCTTAGCGTAATCGCGAGCCATTTTGGCGACCTCTTGCTTGCGCTGCTCGATCTTACGGCCATAAGTGATAATCTGACGGTTGCCATCCGGAGTGTTTGCAATGTTCGGCACTGTCCCCTGAATGAATTGCCTGTCAGCATTCGACACGCCAGAACCAAGCGAACCAAGATTATCCACAACGGATTTCTGGCTGACTTTTTGGAACAATTCATTCGCGGAAGCCGCTCCTTCCGGTAAAAATCCGGACGATACACCCGCCTGCTTGAGTTTGGTCGCAAACTCGCCGCCAATGCCAGAATAGAAGCTCGGATCGTGAGTTAGCTTTTCCATCACATTGAGATTGTTTATTGCCCCAACTGAATCTCTTGCCGCCTTGTTGAACCCAACAAAGGTTTCGCCGTAGTCTTTGCCAACAGCCTTATCGAATTCCTTCTCGCCGGACTCAATCTTGGTTGAGACGTTGGTACGAGACGCGCCAGCCTCCGCAAGCTGCTTTTTGAAGTCCAAAAATGGCAACGCCTTATCGCCAGCCTGACGACGATAGAGGTTATATGCCTGAAGATCGGCAGAACTTTCCGGCGCAAGCGATTTCTGGATGGCCGCGACTTTTGCGGCACCTTCAAGATCGCCCAACGAAGCAAGACTACCTATGGCCCTTTGATAACCATCCGGGCCACCCTGTCCGAGATTGGCGAGAGAAAGCGCATCTCGGCGCGCAGCGTCTTGCTGCCCCTGCTTCCAAATCTGCGGCAGTTGCCCCAGCGATGAAAAATCAACCTGCGGAACGGTCAATTCAGCCATGCGATTAAGCCCGTGGCATCGTATTGTAAGGATTGGTCATCGTTTGCCCGCCGCCACCGAAGCCGCCCAGCAGCGACGTTCCGCCTGTAGCCGCGCCCACGCCGAGCTTCGCCAGATTAAGCCCGAGGCCCCACAAATTGCCCGAGCCGGCCATCTGGGCATTCGCGGCCTGTGTGTTCTGGCTGTTGATGCCGTTCGTGGTGTTCTGGTCGAGCCCGACGATGCTGTTGGCCGTGTTCGTATAGACAGGAGCCTTTGCGGCTTCCGCTCCAGCCTGACCGCCCACCGCGGAAAGCTCCGGATTGATGAGGCCACTCAGTTTCGTTTGCCAGTTGCCATATTCCTGGTTGGCCATGTTGCCGGCGCGATCGGACAATGCCGCAAGCGTATTGCCGCCAACGTCACCACCCCTTGCAGCCGAGCTGCGGGCTATTCCATCAAGCGATTCATCGACGGCATAACGATAGCCCGGCCCCGCCTGAAACGCACCCGTTGCCCGCGTATTGCCTTCAGGACCGTTCACGCCGAGACTGTCGAGATAGAGCCCCGTTCCGGCGCCGTACTTCTGAGACAACGGCGCGTAATATCCGCCCGCGGTCGTCAGCGCCCCGAGCGCGTCAGTCTGGCCCTGCTGAAGCGTGTTCGTCCCGCTGGCTCGAAGCGCATTGAGCCGTGCTGTGTTTTGATCCGCAGCGTCCCGCGCGGGAGCGCCAGTGAACACGTCAAAAAGTCCCATGTCTTAATCCTTAAGCCAGCCGAACAGCGGTGATGTGGCTGTCCTTGGAGTTTCCGGTTTGGTTGAACAGAATCTTGCCGCTGGTAGAGTCCGGATCACGGCAACTGATCTTCAGGTCGCCGGCAGGGCTTGTAATGATGCCTGACAGCGAAACTGCCGTGCCGCGAGTGAGGTTATTGGAATGCCCAGAGCCGGATGCAATGACCGTCGTGCCATCCCATAATTTGCAGTAGATCGCAGCCGTGCCGGCCGCGTCGATCACGGTCACAGTCCCGGTCACAAACCACGTTCCGGTCGTACCCTGTGAAATGCTGGGCCCGGTGAAGTAATTTGCCGCATTGTCCAGCGCGACATCGGAACCCAGAGCGGCGCTGGTGCTTGTCAGGCCAATACGAAGGTCCAGAGTTGATCTGGAGAGGCCGTAACTGATAGTGAACGCACCGGTCGTGCCGTCGATGGATTCAACAGTCGCAGCAGCGGCCGGAATATCCGAAAGCGGCTGAAGCGTCTCAAGGAACTTAAATTTGTCGTACCACTCCTTGACCACCTGATTTCGGTCGTCAACCAAGGCATGGCTGATCGGAGGAAGGATGATCTTGGTCATGCGGCTCGGGGCTCGCCCGTCATCTCTCCGCCCATCAAACCGAAATGCGGCGGGTCAGACATGGCGACCTTCCAGATGTATCCTTGCCGCCCGCATGCCTTGATCTGGTTGATGCGAACGCGGGTTTTGCCAAGCGACTGTGCCCCGAGTTTGCGAATGCGCGGGATCGAGAATGTCTGTCCGCCATCGGTCGAATAAGAGAGTTCAACCGAAGGATCTGTTTCGATCGGCTCTGTTCCTGCGGCCTCGCCAACCCCCATGGAAAAGTCAAAGAACGCAGAGCCGCCGCGGGCCCTATGAGGGAAGTCCTGCAAGGGCGCAGACCAAACCTCGCAAATCAACGGATCATCTATTTCGGTGCTGGCCGTGCTTGTGATCTGTTGCACGTTTCCGGTTTGGGAATCGCCGCATAGCCACTTTCCAAAAGCGTAATAGGTCTGCGTGATGCGGCTGTTATCAAGCAGGTAGCTTCGGCGTTGATGCCACTTGCCGTTGTTCAGGTTGAGTACCCACGTCCAGTCAGGACAAGTGATTTGAATGAACGCATGGCCACGGGAGATATAGGAACACATCTCCAGCGTCGTCTTGTCGGAAACGGCCTCGATCAGAGCGTCAAGATCGGGCGGGGAAACCTTTGAGGGCGTATAACCATCAAGCCGATAGACCGCGTTGTCATCGCCGATGATGTGCAGGCTCTTGGAAAAATTGCTTTCATGCCCGGTGACGCAATACGGCCCGGCAATTCCTCGGGGGATCACATCAACCCGCGACAATGGAAACGGCGAAGTCGCGGCATCCGCATAAACACCTGTTGCCTTGTTTCCAAGGGCATAGAACCGGCCACCCCAGGTTACGCCCCTCAGTAACCCGCCGGATTCCTGATCGGTCGTGAACGACAGTGCGCTGACAGTAACAGCGTTAAGGCCCGTCGCCCAAATCTGTCCGCTGCCGGTCGTGAAGATCAAATAACCATCAAGAGCCGTCACCGAATTGACCGCCGGTAGATCGGCATCAAACCCACTCGTTACCGCAGACGGCGTGAACGTCGCTATGTTGCCGTCAGGATCGACAAATACCTTGTCCGGCGTGGCTGCATTGTTGCGGGCGAAGAAGCCCTTCTTGGTGCCAGTGAGGTTACCTACGTTGGTAGTAGCACCACCCGATGAGGTCCATTTCTCCAACTTGCCGCTAAAGGCGGCGTACAGCGTGCCGGAAACCTCGATCAGGCCACGGCAACCCGTTCGGGCGGTTGTGCCGAAGTTCACCAGTCCCGGCGACCGATGCCGGACGGCTGTAGCCCTTGCGCCCTCGCCAAGAGGTTCGGCATAGCAATTATACAGCCGTCCCGCACCTTCCGACGCCCTCAATCCCGGTGAGTGAGACAAAGGAAAGACGATCTTGGGCATCAGACAACAACGCCAATTTCGCCGCGAGCCTTAATTGCGGCATCGCGGTAAGCATTGTGTGCGGCTAATGGGTCAGCAAAATAACCAAGATGGACAGCGCGCCCCTCGTTGCTTATTGAGGCCTGCCACTTATCCATTGATTTAGCGAATGAAACGCCTTTGTAGCCGCTAGTGTTTCGCGATGTGACACCGACATTCCAAGCGTTCTCGCAACAAGAGATTTGGCGCAAATTATCGATCCGGTCATCGGTCTTTATGCGATTGGCATGATCTAAGAAAGATTCCGGCCACTCACCAAAAGTATAGAACCATGCAAGACGGCTCGCTTTATATAACTCGCCGTCAATGCGGATTATGCGATACCCGCGCTTATTAATTGTGCCGGCAACACTTCCAGCCACAGCCTTTGGGGATGCTGTAATTCTCCAAAGGAACAGGCCCGTGATCGGATCGTATTGGAGCGCTTCTATAAGTCGCTCATGAGTTAATGGCCGATCATTCCTAATTGCTGCCATCAATAAAACTCTGTCTTGAGCGTTTCAAAACTTGGCTTGGCCGTCGTCAGCCGGCGCAGGGTTTTTTCGTCCTGCATCTTGGCGTCTTCATTGATCGGCGAGCCGAAGTCAGGCCCGGCGATGTTGGCGAGCAGCCTTGCCAGCGGCAGGAAGTATTGGTTCTCGATCGCCTCATCGTCCTGTATATAGACGATGCCATCGGCCGATAGCTGGGCCAGCAACGGATCAAGCAAGCCGTCGAACGTGTCCTGATCTTCAGCGGCCAGCGTTTCGCCGGGCTCGATGATGCCAAGATCCTTTGCCGCCCGCTCGATCAATTGCGAGCGGGTTTTGGTGATGTCAACCATGGCCTAGAAAGCCGCAGTGACCGTTACGCTGGAGCTGAGCGGAATCCAGCGCATGATGTGCCGCCATGTCGTTGTCGTGGTATCGGCGCCGCCGATGACCAGCTTGAGAATGCCAGCCGGAATGATGACACTGCCGCCGGTCGAAGTGGTCGGGCCCTGGAGCGCCACGCCGTTCGCGGCGATGACCGGAGCCGTGGTAAGTGCGGTAAAGTCGCAGTTCACGATGCCGCCAGGCGCAACCGAGGCCGTCGAAACGGATGCGCCCGTGATGGTGGTTGCGGAACCCAGCGTGCCATCAGCCGACCACTGGATGGTCGAAGCCGCCGAATCCGAATCCACGACGTTCTCGGAAAGCAAGTCCGTGATCCGAATGAAGCCGCCGGCAATCGTAAACACCGTCATGCCGTTGGTGAGAATGCTGGCGCCGGTTACGGTAACGCCCGCAAGACCGTCGAAGCCTGTGATATTGACCATTGGAATTGCTCCTTATCGGTCGTTGTCGGGGATGTACAAGAGGATGACGGTGACAGCGCCGGCAGATGCCGCCGTGCCCGTCTGTGCGTATTTGATGAACAGCGGTGTGTCGACGGTCACCTTGTAGCCCTTGGCTGCAAAGGTCTCCGTCGTATCCACTTCAAGTTCGTTGATATCGGTTGCGCCGAGAATGGCGGACGCATCCGCGGCCGTCCCGACCGTCAGAACATTGGTCGTGGCAGCGTTGAAGGCTTCCGTGATCTTGACGATCATGTCGATGACGATTGCGCCGGCCGGAAGCGTTCCGAGAGGAACCTTACCCGCCGTGCCGATGTTCACGGTGTCGTAGGCAACAGATGCGCGCATATACGGCACCTGCTGTGTAAGAACGCCCCGAGGGGCAACGGCATTGTTTCCCATAGGGGGATGTCCTTTGCTGAAAATGAAAAATGGGCGGCAGGTTTCCCCGCCGCCCGTGAGCCGTTACGGCACGTAGAAGTAGACGACGAGCGTTGACGTGCCCGTACCACCGGTTGCAGCGTCGGTCACGATCGTGCCCTGAAGCACGGTTTCCGCGCCGAAGGTCTGCGGGCCGTCCGTCAGGATTTTGCCCTGAAGCGGAAACCACATGCCGGCCGCCCCGAGATGCACGCTCACGTCACCCGTGATGGTGCCGAGATTGCCGAGCCCGTCATCGTCTGCGGAGTCAACACCATTGGCTGCCCAGCCGATGTCAATGTCAAACTCCTCGGTGCCGTTGGTATCGAGGTCATCGCCACCCCACCAGCCACCGACGATCACCGCGCCCTTGGGAACGCGGCAGTATTCGATGATGGTGGCGGCGGCGAGGTTGGAAGCGTGCTCATAAGTGCCATGAGCAACGCGGAGGATGCCGGTTCCGGGGACCGGATAGCCCGTGGCTGCGTTAGTCGTGCGAACAGTAGCCATGTGATGTGCTCCTGTTAGTTGACGGTCGCGAAGTAGCCGGTGACGACGCCGTGATCCTTCAGATCAGCCGTGTCAGTCGTGCCGCTTCCGAACTTCATCTTCTCGATGCCGTAGATGGCCTCGATCGCAACGCCGCGCTTGTCGCCGTAGTCGAAGGTCTGCTCCTTCGAGGTCCAGCGCTTGGCGTAGGCCGCACCGACTGCCTGAGCGCCGCAGAGGAAGGCGCAGCCGACTTCGGTGGTCGCGCTGTCACCGACGTTGGTGAACGGCGTGGCCAGCTCGTCGTACATCTCGGGGATTTCCTTGATGATCATGCCGTCCCAGAGAAGATCGCCGCCCTTGAACAGGCGGTTGTTTTCCAGTTCAAGGCGGACCTCGCGTTCGGCCTGGACGATGGGCGATGAGGACTCGTTCTTGAGGTCTCGGAACAGCCGGGGATCGAGATACAACAGATAGTAGTGTCGGCCGTTCGCCTCGGAGCGGATGGGGCGAATGTGCGGGGATGCAGTGACCCGCGCCATGTACTTCATCTTGGAGATGGCGGCCGCCGTGATCTTGTCGGCCGACGTGTCCAGCAAGGCCAGATCGGAACTGTGATCGGTACCTCCGGACGCGGCGGCACCGAACAAGACGCGATCGACGTTATCGACCAGCCACGCATCCTTCTGGGCTTCCGAGGCCGTGTCGTAGCGAACGCCGTTGATGGACGCGAGGCCCTGAATGATCAGTTTCTCGGTGTCCTTCATCGACCAGTCCTTGAGGACGGACTTGCCGGCTTCGCGGAGGCCGATCGCAGAGAACTGCTCGTCAATCTCGGCAACGCGCACGCCGTTGCGGCGCTTGGTCACCGCGACCTCGAACGAGCGGGACGACATGTCCTCTTCGTTGCCTTCCAGCACGTTGCGGCCGGTGATGGCGTTCTGGGTCAGCTTGTTGACGAGCGCAAAATTGATGCGGTCGCCGGGCTTCTTGGAGAGGTTTTCCTTGACCTGGATAACGTTGGACTCGTTCGTCCCCATTTCGCCGGAAAAGCGGTTTTCGGTCAGGTATTCGGTGAAGTACTTGTCGTCCCACTGCTCGACAGTGAGGCCGGCGCTAACGCGAGTGTCAGCCATGGTAGATTGTCCTTTCGGACATCAGCATCCGGCGGCCATCATCCAGACGGCACGGTTCGGTTGAAGATGTCTTGTAGCGATGAAGGCCCGGACCATGCCGGGCCACTTCTGGCGCCGACATTGCGAGCGCCTGCGAGGTTGGAGGGCATGACCGGAGCGCGCTGCTGCGCTTGAGCGGCAGGCTGTTGTTCGCCCGGCGCAATGCCGTGTTTGGCGAGGATTTCGGCTTCGACCTTGGCGCGAAATGCCACGGGGTCATCGCCGATCTCGGCTTGCGCCAACTGGCGCTTGTGCCACTGCACAGCCGCCGCATAGCGGTTGGGGCTGCTTACGACCTTCTGGTAGTCGGCAGGATCGAGCTTCTGGCTTTGCAGGGCGCTGATAAACGCCTGCTCGGCTTCGCTCACCGTCTCGGGGGTAAAGCGCGTTTCCGCGTTGTCCCTTGCGATGGCGAGGAGCGTCTGATTGATCTGATCGAATTGCGGAGAGACGGACTGCATGACTTCATGCCGTGTCGCCTTCGCCGGGTCTTCGAAGAAATCAGGCGCCTGTGCTTGCTCAACCTTCGGAACCGGAACGCGCTGCAAAAGCTCGGTGACCTGACGCTGAAGCGTCTCGTTCGATCGCCGAAAATCCGCAACCTCTTCCGTGTAACGCTTGACCTTCTGCTTCTCGGCATGAAGGGCTTCATGCGGAACCATCTTTGTCCCACGTTCGCCTTCCTGCTCCGTCGCTTCAGTCTGTTCCTGCTGGCTTTCGCCTTCAGCAACCTGCGTTACGGTTTCCTGCTCGTCTGTCGCGGGCGCGGTTGTGCTCCCCGACAGGATGTTATCCAGATCGGCCATAGTGGTTCCTAGTTTTTGTGCATAGACACAGACGCCCGCAGATCGGCGACATCACATGTTTAACGAGACTGTTCTCGGACGCCCGTTTAGGTCGGCGATACCTATTCCTTTAAGCTGAGACCGGCTTTCTTGCGGCCTGCTTCGCTTTGATCTTGCGGTCCTCGGCGGCGTTTTCCGCGCTCTGATGGAAATTGGCTTCCGCCAGACTGGCTTCGTGCTCGGCCTTGGCCGGCGCCAGCAGGGCTTCAGTTTCAAGTTTATGCGCCGCAGCGGTCTTTTGATGAGCAGCCGCTTTCTTGTCCATGATCTCGGCAACCGCCTGCGCAATCCTGATCTCCAGCGGCAATTCTTCCTCTTGCGGAGCTTGTGGATTGGCTTGATCGGGCATTCCCGCAGCATGGGCATTGGCGAGGTTTAGAGCCGCCTTGGATTCGCGCTCCCTGACCTCGGCTACAGCGCCCGCCTTCTGGATTTGCTTGGCCTCCTGCGCCTCCGGATTGGACTGAGCGGCCTGCTGCGCCTTGTCCATCTCATCAAGGATCTTGTCCTTGTCCTTCAAGTTCGGCGCGGCGCGCATGATGGCCCGGAACGGCAGCTCATTGTTGGTGTCAAACTTCTTCAGTTCAACCAAAGCCTGGAACTGCTCGAGAGCCGGTGTGATGCCATCGGGCGAAGCGTCAATGATGATGTCGCAATCCAGCTCGGCGACGTTGGCAACCACGCCCGCGATCTTCTGTGCGGCTTCCGGGTTCTGCTGCATCAGCATCTGAACCTGCTGGGGATCGACGTTCATCCCAACCCATTTGACGTTGCGCTCGTCGTCGGTAATCCTGATCCACTTCTCCGCGGTCCAGAACTGGCGTATCCGGTTCCAGATTGCCCGGAATACCCGCTTGTCCATGTGGCGAAGCTGGTCCATCAGATCGCCGATTTGCGTCATGCCGCCCTGCTGGGAAGCGATGATTGCCTTGCCCGAGGCGGCATTTGATCCGCCGGTCTTGTCGCCCATCTCGGTAGCGTTCGGGCCCTTCAGGTCGATCGAGTTCTTGGCCTCCTGCAACAGTTTGAAATGGCCTTCCGCCAGATCGGTTCGGGTTTCGCTGATGATCTTCGGCCCGTGCGGATTAGACAGCGCACCGGGGTTGACCTTCATCGTTCCGTCAGGACGGGCCTTCTGCCGGCGGTATTCCTCGATGTCGTCAACCGCGCCCTCCTCATATGTCGTTTGATGGACATTGAGCAAATGCAGCGATTTGGACAGGCGCTTGTTGATCGCATCCTGGAGCGAGATCATTTCCCGCACGAGGCCGTAGGTTTCGTTGTCCCTGTTCTTATAGGCCGCCTGAAAGATCAGTTCGCAGTCCGAACCGCCCTTATCGTCCTTGTAGGGCGACGGGCCAGCCTTGAGGATGCCGCCCTTGGTGTACTCGGCAAAATACCATTCGTCGTTGCGCTTGACCCAGATTTGACAGATGCGAACGCGCTTTCGTGCCTTGTCCGCCCACAGGCTGAACTTCGGCTTGTCATCATAGGTCTGCGACGGAGCGCTGCTCAGCGTAGTGTCGAGAATGTCCTTGGCGTCAGAATTGTCCTTGTATTCGTTCAACGCATCGTCATAGTCCTTCCAGACGACAAGGCCGATATATGAGGCGTCCGAATAGTCCAGCTCGCTCGAATGTGGATCAGCAAACATCCGATCCCAGGCCACGCGCTGGATACAGATATCCATTTCCTGCGGCGGGGTCATTGCCGAGGAACCCATCATGCCCTGCATATCCATGGGCTTCTGGTATTTCGACGGCGCTACATAAACCCGGATGCCGCCCGAACCTTCAACCAGCATGTTGCGCCACACGCCAGAGCGCTTGGAGGCGTAGTCCTCTGAATCCGAGACGTAGCGAAGCCCCTGCGTTGCGCCGTCCGCGTCCGTCTCGTGCTTGGGTGTGCGAGGCAGCGCCTTCGGGTCGATCCGCTGTTGCTTCTCAAACCCGACGAGGTAATCGACCTTGGTCTTGATCCGGTTGTCGATCGACGGCGGCTGGCCTCGCTTCTTGAGCGTCGCCAGTTCATCCGCGGTCAGTTGAATGTTGTCGACGTAATCCCGGTCACGTTCGGATAGTTCTCGGGCTTCAAAGGAGGAGTCCTCGCTTTCCTCGAACATGCGGACGAGTGCGCCAACGTCAAGCAGACCGTCGTCTTCGTCCTCCTGCTCTTTGCGCTGTGGGATCATGTTAGCCTTGAGATTCCGGAGTAATTTGATAAGATGAGCGCATGAAACCAGTCATCCATGAATTCAAGATAGACAGCGACGGAGAGCCGCTTAACGGCGGTTACAAACTTGGCGTGCTCCCAAAAGGGATGACGATTTGGACGTATCACACGAGCTTCGTGAACGGCGTTCCGACCGTTACAATCATCGGTGTCGAAACCGTGCCTAAGCCGTCTTCCAACTAGCCGAGGTGTCTTCTTCTTTGTCCCAACGGTCGCGGCGAACCGGCGCAACGGGCTTCGCTTTCACGCCGCTCTGCATCTGGTCGATGAGTTGACCAACGAGACCAAGCGCATCAACTTGATCGTCGTGTTTACCTGCTGGAAAGCTGAGGAGTTCAGCTCGTAAATCGGGGTAAAACGCGGCGTTGACTGGGACATATAGTCCTTCAAGCGCCATCCTTCCGCGGATTGACTGAGCACGTACAGCCTTGTCGCCTCGGGTCGGGAACTGTTCTCGTGAGACATAAGCCTTGCGCTCCCGCTGCCGTTTATCAAGGAACGGCCCAACGCCTGACCTGATCTGGCCCTGCTCTTCCGCCCAGCCCATGGGCTTCCATTGCTTCACGAGATCGCAGAAGGCTTCAATCCACTCGTCACTGGCGGTTTGCTTGCGCCAGAGATCGAGGAGATACATTCGTCCTTCAGGATCGATCCCGACAACGGCGTGGACGGTGTAGTCTCCTCCGTCAGCGGTGACAGCGTAATCAGATCCGCCATAGACCCGCAGCGTATCGAGTGACGGGACTTTTTCATAAGGCTTGAGCCAATCTGCTTTGAAGTAGTCGCCCTCTTCAGGCGCCGGCCGCTGCTGGTAAAGCGCGGACCAGAACCTGGCCTGCGAGTTCTTCCTGATGCGCTCCAGAGCTTCCAGCGGATAGGCGTCAGGCCAAAGCGCGGAGCCGTCCTCCTTGATCGCCGGTAACTCGACAACCTCCCAGCGATCGCCGCCGGCCGCCTGCTGGGCCAGCAAACGCCCGCAAAGGTCATCCTCGTGCATTCGATGGTTGATGACGACAATCGAGCCGCCCGGCATCAATCGGTTGTAGGCCGTGCCCGTGTACCAATCCCAGACATTCTTGCGCGTCAGTTCCGAGAGCGCATCCGCCATAGACGCATAAGGATCATCTATAAGAATACTGTCGCCGCCGCGTCCAAGAACCGAGCCACCAATGCCGAGCGAATAGTAAATTCCTCCCGCCGAAGTGTGCCATTTGCCCTTGGCCTGGCTGTCCTCTGCAAGGCGAGTGTCAAAGATCGCCCGATATTCAGGCCCCGCTATGGTGTTCCTGACAGCGCGGCCAAAGTCGCTTGCCAGCCCTTCCGTTGCTGATACCGACAAGAACTGCTTGTGCGGCTGGCGACCCAGAAACCATGCCGGCAACCGGATCGAGGCCAATTCTGACTTGCCATGCCGTGGCGGAACCAGCAGCATCAGCCGGTCAATCTCACCCCGCTCTACCCGCTCCAACTGGCCTGCAATGATCCTGTGATGCTCGGCCGTGCGATACCGCGGAAACGTGTACTCAGTGAACGCTATCAGGTTTTCCGCCGCGTCCGTCCTTCTCAGCAGCTCCCGTGCGATCTGACGTGGCGTCACGGAGGAAGGCGACCAGTTCGGCTCTTGTCCAGTCTGTCGCATCACGCTTGTCGTCAATGGTCACCGTCGATTCCTGCGCGGGCTTGCCATCGAGACGGTCGGCAATGGAGTTGATCGCCGGAAGGGCAGCCAGTTCAGCCTTCTGCGCCAAGACGATCAGGTTCTTGGCAATGGCTCGAAGCGCCTTGTGATCGTCTCCTGCCGCAGCCAGTTCCATACGCAGAGCATCCGCAAACGGCTTCTCGCTCTTGCGCCCTTTCGGGTTGCCTGATTTGCCCTTTTCAAACGGCATTGCTGGCAACGTTAAGTAATTTGGGCAACTATGAAACCTTCGCCTTGTCCCCAGGCAGAGGACGACCGAGTTCCTTGGCCCGTCGCGCCTGAGCTTCAGCAGCAAGCCTTTGCGATTCGGCGACTGCCTTGTTGTGGGTTTCCGGGTCTTGGATGGCTGCGACGTGGTGCAGGATTTGGTCCGCTGCCGTCTCAACGCCGGGCTGGGTTTTCTGCATGTGACGCGCTATTTCGGCGATGTGGGCAACGTGATCGTCCTTGGATTCGAACTTGGGCACGAAATTGGCGGGCTTCTCTTCAGCCTTTGGCGCCACCTTCGGTGCGTCCGGCTTGTCAGGAACGGGCGGCGTCCTCACAACAGGAACCTTGTCTTCTTCCTTCTCGATCGCGTGGGGAGTTTTCATGTTGGTATTTCCTTGGGTTGTGTGATGCACAACGCCCCAAATTGGACTAAACCGTTTCCGAAAAAATAGGATGCGTTCGGGTGTAATCGATTATTGGAACGCATTCGTACTCCGAATAGATGCACTTCCCGTCGATCAAATCTTCCTGCGTCTTGCGGTCCAGCACGAACCAGAATTTGCAAGCCTGCCTTAGGATTTCCGACTTGGCTTCACGACTCATTGTCACGCCGGTTCTTTCGTCTGGTTCACGTATTCGGCCGTGGAATTGTTATTCATGGACAATTACCGGCTGTGAGGAGGCTGGACCTGTTCGGTTATTGTTGACTACCAATGCGGCTGGTTGCAGGGGCGGGATTTGAACCCGCGACCTCTTGGTTATGAGCCAAGCGAGCTACCGGACTGCTCCACCCTACTAAACCCATCTCGTGATCCGACAGTCAGCATGCCGCACGTCGCTTGCGCTCATAGCCAAGAGCATCCCAGAACGCTTTTGCAGCAGCGTCCGGGGTATAGCCCTCGCCATACACGATCTCGCCGTCTGGCTTGATGGTGACCAGCGTCTTGCCGCTAAAAATTATAGCAACCGATGTCGGCGCACTCGGCGTTTCGAATTTGATGTAGTGACCATCGGTGATCAGCGGATGCGGCCCAAGATTGCCTCGCCAATCTCCTGCTCCCCATATAGTTTCGCTCATCGCCTCATTCTCCGTTGTCAGATAACCGAACAGGTTTTTCCTCCGCAGAGGAGGTAGTTGTCCCCAAAACGTCCTTCATGGTTTCAGCGGCCGTGATCTCAATGGGAATGATTGATGCCCTGCGCTTGGTGGAGCGGGGGATGAATTGGATGATATCGGCTGACATGCTGATGCTCCAAAAGCAAAACCCGCCTGCGGATTTTCTCCGGGCGGGGCAAATCACTTGCGATCTTGCCCATAAGGGGGTGATTTGCTGGACCAGTCAAGCCCCCACTTTCCTTGAATGCACAGCCGTTGCAAAACCGTAGATAACCGAGAGCCGGTCAAGACACTCCCGGAAACGCGTCCCGAAATATTTCTCCCAGCGCTCCCCGCTCAATCCGCGGCGTTGCCCGACCTGGGCCATGGTCATGCCGTGGATTAGAACATCGTGGCAGAGCGCGGAGCCGTCCGAGCCCAATTCCCGCTCACAACGATTCAGGCGCAGCACAGCCTTGCGCTGGCCTTCCGTGAAAGGTTCTGGAATGCGCCCGCCGTCTACCGCTTCCTTGGTCGGATCGATCGCCTGTGGGCCACGTTCCGCCCTTTCCCAATCGGCCTGAAAAGCGCGGCCACCCTGGTACTGCGCTTCCTCGATCTGCCGGCGCGAGTGAAGGTTTGCCAATGGGTCATTGCGGGTATTGCGCGAAACCACGATTTTGTCGCCGGGGTCGAGCCCCATTGGATCTTCTACTTCCATCGGAACTGCGTGGGCCGCTTGAATATCGGTTGACCTGCGATCATGCACGGCTGCGGCATAGGCAGGATTTGGTTTCCCGTGCTTGGTGGCCTTGATGCCGGTCCTTCGGATGTTGGTCATTGCTGCCCCGTGCATTTCATTTGCCTTCCGCCGTGTAGCCCTTCACAAAGGCCGTGATCTTGGTTCGGCTGCGGCCTACGCTCTTGCGAGCCGTTCGAATGATCTTCCGGGAAACTCCCAGCTTCTTCGCCAGATACGCCACTTCATGGGTTTCTGAGCTGACCAGCTTGGGGTCCATTTTATGTTTCTTGGGCATTGGATTCCTCGCTGGTGGATTTGGAGTGATAGTTCTTCAGCCACTCACGCGATTTTTCGAGACGGGCGAGATAGCTGGATTTTCTGCTCGGCTCCCTCAAGCCGGAAACTGGCGCCCTTGGCTCACAAACGGATTGCTCCGAATGGCTTAACGGACTTTCACCGAGGGGATTTCTTACCGTGCCGTCTGAGGGGTCGCGGATCATGAATCCATCCTCCGGACACTGGGAACAGCAATTCCGTGTTTGGCGAGGATTTCAGGAGGGCATTTGCATCCCGTCATTCCAGGTTCTGGACCGGCATAGCGAGACCAAACACCGGTTTTCTTGAACATCTCCGCAACTTTATCCATGTCGATCTTGGCACTGGCCTCCGCTCGCTCTGATGGTGTTTCCTGCCGGCTCGCGTGCTTCTCAGCCAAGATATCATCAAAATAATTTAAGGTCGCAACGGCGGTCCCTCTGGCTAAAACCTCTCTCACTGCATCCACGATCATCGTTGAGGAATACCCCTTGGAAAGCCAAACAGAGGTTCTTTCAAGGTTTGGTGTTCGAGATGGCCCGAATGCTTCGGCAAGGTCAGTGCGAAGAACCTTTTCCAAATTTGATACAGCGGGCCGCGCCTCTGCTCTGCTCTGCTCTGTATTCTGCTTCTGCTCTGGGGGCGTTTCAGAAACGGTGGATGAAACGTTTCGTTTTGTTTCTCTGAAACGTTTCACTCTCTCTGTTGAAACGTCCGACTTATACTGACGGCCGTTCCAGTTGTGCGGTGCGAAGCCCGTTTCGGTCTTATCCAGCAGATTGGCCTTTACAAGCGTCGCAATAATTTCGGTAGCCTTAACTGTGGTCATGCGAAGCTGAATTGCGATGTCGTCAAGCGCCGGCAATACACCATCGTTCTTGGAGGCTACACAAAGCATGGCGATCCAGTGCCAGCGCATCGCCTCTGGCAACTTCAGTATCTTCGGATCGTTGATTGTGTCGTCGTATAGCCTCAGCCAGCGCATCAAATCATTCCGAGCGCATGCATGTAGGTTTCCAGGATCGTCTCGGCTTCCTGCCGCTCGTTGGCGTCCTGCTTCCGGAGTCGGATGATCGTTCGCAGCGCCTTCACGTCATAGCCGCTGCCTTTTGCCTCGGCATAAATGTCCTTGATGTCGTCGGCGATAGTCTTTTTCTCTTCCTCCATTCGCTCAATGCGTTCGACGATGGAACGGATTTGGTCCTTGGCCAGACGTGGGGCTGGCTGTTCGGTCTGGGTGTTATGTCCCGCTTGCGGCTCGCTCATGATTTGCGCTCTCGGGTTGGAGGTCGGGAACGCGGTGGATTACACAGGTATCAAGGAAGTTCTGTAATGTGGCGTTGAGGTCGAGCGCTGGCCGCGGTCTCACCATTGGGCAGTCGCATAACCATTCCATGCAAACCGACCACTGACCGTGATGGGTGCCCTCCAAGATGGGTGTGGCAATCCATCCGGATTGGAGCCAGTGGGGGACGTGCTCATGGCGAACAAAATGGAAGGTGCGATCGGTCATAGAAATGCATCCTGCTTTGCGGGCTTGGGAGGGGCTATGAACATGTCGGGCTGTGCAATGGCGGCTGATATTCTCCGACATGAGAGGTCGAACCATTGAGGGCTCTTTTCAATGCCGACAAACCGACGCCCTAGCTTGACGGCAGCAACGCCAGTGGTGCCAGATCCACAGAACGGGTCGCAAATCAATTGTCCGGCCTGCGTGAAGTCCAGAATGATTTCGGCCATCAACGGCAGCGGCTTTTCCGTAGGATGCTCTCCCTGCCTTTCCTTGTTGACACAATGCGTATAGACGCCGCGCTTTCCACCCGAGTTCCAAGCTGCAAAGCCCTTGCCCGCCCAAGCGGTTACAAAGCATTCCGCGCCCTGAGCTGGCCCTTGCCCATTGAGTTGTGGGGTAGAGTCCGGCTTTACCCACACGCAGGCGCGCTTGTACTTGATGGGTGATGCATTGATGGCATCCGCCCACTTAGCAACACCCTCAACAGTGCAGAAGGTAATTAGCCAGCCATTGCAAGCACCCGCAGCCACACCGACAAACGAATCTCGGATGTCGTCAATGGGCGCAAAATCCAATCCCTTCAACTCAGCAACGCCATCGTTTCGATGCTTTCGGCCGGTAAGATTGTTCTTCGACAAATGCAGCGAAGCCTCATAGGGAGGGTCCGAAATAATATGATCCGCCGCCTCGAGCGTTGGCATGACATCGAGGCAATCGCCCAGTATCAAGCGAACGCCTTCGGCTAGGATTTCTTCCCGAAAGGTCATGCCGCGCGGTTCTCTTTTTTCAGTTGCTTCAGCATTTTGCCGTCAAGCAATGACTGCAATTCGTTCCTGCGAACCGAGAACGGCTTCTCAGCCTTGAGCAGGCTCCGCAAAAAAGCGATCTGATGATGAAGCGGGAGGGGCTTAAGCCTCGCAACAATCACATGAATGGGCGTTGCCTTGCTCATGCCAGCGCTTCCTTGATTTTGTCGATGCGCGCGGCAAGTTCTTCGTCGGTGAGGACGAGCTTTTCGATCTTGCGGATTCCGGATATTGCGGTTGAGTGATCGCGACCGCCGAAGCGTCTCGCGATTTCAGGAAGCGAGCGGTCTGTCAGTTTCTTGGCGAGGTAGTAGCCAACCTGGCGAGGGCGAACGACATCCTGGGTGCGCCGGGCAGATAGCATATCAAACCTGGAAACCTTGTACTCACGCGCCACGGCCCGTTGAATGTCTTCGATCCTCACACGAGCGGGCGGAATTTCCGGCGTGCTGAAGATTAGATCGTGGAACCACATTTGATTCCAGCATGGCGGGTTAGGAATGATTGGCGTGACCTCAACGGATGGCTCCGGTGCCTCGACGCCGGCATGATTGAGCCGCAGCGCTTGAAGTAAATTCGCACTGCAAACAGCGTTTTGCTTGCGGATTGCGCGCTCAAGATCATCAACGTCTGACTTCAAAGCTGGCCTACCCATTTCGTCTTACTCCTACTGGTTACGAGACTTTGCGCAAAAACAGCGGCGGCGGATCACGGTAGGCTTCCTCGTAAGCCGTGATTTCCTCAGCGACGCCCAGTGCTTCCTGCGAGATCGTGCCGGGACGAACGCGGGCCTCGGCGCAGAGCATCTTGGCGAAAAGGAAAATCTCCGCGACATTGCTGATGTCGCTGCCGAGATTATCGGTATGAGTAGCCGCCGCGTCGATCACTGGGGCTGGAGGCGCCGACGCGACGGCTGTATCCGCAACGAATGGGAAGGACGCCGCGGAATCTGAAAGGAACGGGTTCGGCAAAGGTGTCATCGCGATTCCCTCAGCCAAGGTGCGATAGCTTCAGCCAGATCGGCGAACCGATTGCCGCATGTGATCAACAGTCGGGCGATGAAAGTCCGGGTCCGTCTGAACGAGTAGACTTTCAAGTCGCGCGAGGCGAAGCCGAAGTTCCGATAGCTCATTGCGCGTATCCAATCTGTTTTTTCGTTCCAGCGCTTCGCTGATACGCGCGACTTCAGCGGGCTCAATACGACGAGCGCGCCGGTACCAAATTTCGTAACACCGTGAGTAAGAAAGCCCCGCCAAACGGGCGGTTCTTTCAATAACCGTAGGGACGACTTTTTCGTCATCACCATGCGGCTTTGAAAGCTCGCGAAGCTGCCCCGCTGCATCCATCTCACTCTCCCCTCACAATGGAATTGTGAGCGCTCACAATGGCGCCGTGGCCTGTTCCAAACATGGAACAAGCAGGGGCGGCCGAAATGTCAGATGACGATTCCTGGATCAAGCTGGAAGCAGCGACACGAAATGCGCTCGCGTTCCTGCGATCAAGAACGGCGCCGGCCGCGGCTGACTTGGGGGCAACAGCAGCCGGCGCGCTCACCTCGGGAGAGGAAAAATCCGAGGGAGCTAAAACCACCGAAAGAAAATGCTCAGCGCATAGCAGCGCGTCAAAGCAGTTGAATGCGGCTGGGGCTTTGCAGAAACAGCAGCGGATCTGAGTCATGCCGCGCGCTCCGGCTCGGCTGGCTGCTTCATGCCCCAGAGCGAGGCTGGCGCCGTCTTGCCGATCGCGCGAAGTGCGTCCGTGATCACGACATATGTGTTTGATGGGAAGCTATTGGCCTTGCGCCACATTGAAAGCGTGCTCGGCTTGGCGCCCGTGAGATCGCCAACGCCTTGGTTGCCCCCAAGGGCTTCCATAACTTCAGAAAACGTGTCGAGATTTTCGAGGCTCATGCCCCATGCTTAATTCAAATTCCTTGAACTTACAAGCGCCAAATAGCTTTGCTGCCAAAAAATTTGAACTTGAGGCATTATCCCGTTCCATGGTGGAACCAGAAACTGGCGGGCGATTTGCCCCAACTGCGATTAGAATGAGGGCAGTACGGCGGGCCTCCGCCTATCCAGCTCGGCAGGATTTTGCCAACTTTCTTGGAATCACGGTTTCCCGCCTCTCGAACATCGAGAATGGTTTCCCGATCTCTCGGGATGTTCAAGATCGCGTGATAGCAAAGATGCCCTGGGTGAGCCGGTCATGGCTGGTAGACGGCGACGAGGCCAGTCTAACGGGCACAGCGCTTCAGCGATTGGCGCCACTGGTGGCTGAGGAAAGCGACACTACTACACGGCGATCGCGCTCCAGAGGCTCCGCAGCCCGTTGAGGGCCGGCGAGAAAGCCGTTCACCAGTTCCTTGGCGAGATTTAAGACGAGCAGGGCATCTTCGAGAGATTCGGGTAGAGCCGCAGCGATTTGGATGGCCTGCCGCCTGTGCCAAGCTTCTGGTACCATAATCTAACCTCCCCAACGTCTTGATTTTGTTGTCATTGTGGCTTTTCTGCCTCTTGATCTGGGGCTGTTTTATGTCTGGTAGCGTACCATACGACATGCAACTGTCACGAATAAATTTCATGTTATGTTCACGGTGACGGGCTTAGGAACATCCGGGCTGTCGGACAAAATAATTCCAAATAAATTGAAAATAGCGCTTGCGGTTTCAAATTTCTTGAATTAGTGTGCTCCTATCAGAACGGAGCAAGCCAATGACCAAAGCAGAGCAAATCTTCCTCACCCGCATGGTCCCCCACATGCTCGCCGGCAAATCCCTTGAGGAAGCCGGTCGCGCCGTTCTCGCCGATGACGAACGCATTTGGCTGGCGGCCACTGAGAATTCGAAAACCGGACAGGCAATCCGCGACGCGATTTGCGAGCGCGTACACGCCAACCTCGCCGCCTAACGATTCCAATCAGGGGAGAGAACAATGGATCAAGGAAACGCCACGGGCTCCCGCTCAGCGGAGATAGTCACCCCGGCACCTGAGTTCGGCGACATCTTCGACAAGCTCGCGGCCGACATCAAGAAGTCCGTCATCGGCACCTGCGCCAAGGTCGCGGAAATCCATCGCATCAGGAACGTCGATAACGAATACCAGCGCGGCTACAACGCCGCCGCTTTCGACATCGCCGCGAAAATCCGGGAGCTTTGAAAATGACCAACCCGCTCTACTTCATCGAAACCCAATCCCCCCGCATTCGCGGCCCGTGGTTTACCGAGGTCGACCGGGACACCAATTCCCGCGCCGCCGTGATTGATCTTATCCGCACTGGCGAAGTCGATCCGGTCAAGGTTCTGGAGATCGATGAAGATGCCGGTTCATGTCGTGACGTGACGGAAGAGATCGTCGCGGAAGCGATGGATATGGAGGTCGCGTGATGGCCTTCAAGACAATCGAGATCATCAGCCAGCGCAAAACGCAAATCGGCGAAGTGGCTGTGACGTTCACTGTCGGCCGCATCCATCGCCCGCGCAAGTGCGAAGAATGCGGCGTCAATCCCGCTGATACGCCGTCCCGTCTCTGCGTCGGCTGCGATGCTTACCGCGAACACACGGGGGCGTTCTGATGACCTCACAGCAGTTCGCCGACGTTTTATTGGCTCAGTGGCAATTGTTGTGGCCGCTTAGTCCGGCAGAACGCATCAAGCGGATTGATGAAGTCCGGCAGGATTACGAGTTCGAAAATGTGTTGCAACGCGTGGAGATGGAAATGAGCGAAAACGGCGAACCTCTCACCCCTCGGGAAGAAGCAGAATTGCGCGCGGAGCTAACAATCCGCGATGCGTGGCTTGCCGTTACCGCAGCCTGCAACATGCACAAAGACCCGATTTCCCGGCCGTTCGTCGAACGTCAATTCGATGACTTGATGAGCATGAGGACGAAGCTCGACTTCCTTTGTGCTGCCATCGATGTCTCACGCGAAAAGCGGAGTGCTGCGTGATGGCTGATACCGCGCAAGAGCTTTACGACGAACTGAGCCAGCCCTTTCCCATCGAATACATCGAATGGCGTATCGGCTCGACCAACGGCGAAAAAACCAAGGGCCTCGCCCTCTGCTACGTCGATGCCCGCGCCGTGATGGACCGCCTTGATACCGCCTGCGGGCCTGACGGTTGGCAGAACAATTACATTATCGCCGGTCCCCTCGCCGTCTGCAACATCGGCATTCGAATGCCGTCCGGAGAGTGGGTGTGGAAATCGGACGGTGCTGGCGCTTCCGACGTAGAGGCCGAAAAGGGGATGCTCTCCGACGCTCTCAAGCGCGCAGCAGTTCGCTGGGGTGTCGGCCGCTATCTCTATGACCTCAAATCCCCATGGGTCGAACTGGAACCCATGGGCCGGTCGCACAAGATCAAGGAAGCGGAGCGCAAGAAGCTGGAGCAGCTTCACGAGGACTTCGCGCAGAAGT